AAATGGCAGGCCGTCAAGTAAGCCTTCTTCATTCACAAGGATTTGCCAATCGGGTTTTGTAGGTGATCGAACCATTTCGACCAATCCCCCGACAATTTCCTGCGCTTCTGCAAGCGTAGGCTGACGATCTTCAAATACTGTAATCATAGCTTCTCCTTTTTCTAGATTAACTTGGGATTATTACCATACTATCCCATATCAGTCAAGCATATCTTGCTCTTGATTAAGCGGTCCGCCGACTACGCCAAGATATTTTCTTCCGCCAAGTCTGGATCGTTTGAATTGATCAACACGATTATCATTTTGCAGTGCTGTAACTGTGTTTTTAATTGTGCTTTCACCCACGGTTTTAAGGTTGGCTGCATTGATATCATCATGTGGTGCGGTATTAATTGCTTCCCAAATGCCATCATGCGCCCCGCCTTTGGTAACAGGAATACCCCGCGCTTCGCGATCTGCGATAAGATTATAGACATATTCGAGCCTATCCCGAACAACTTGCGAGATTGCGAGGTTGCGGATGTCTTGGCTGCGATCTTCGAGCAAACCTGTGTCTGGGTTTCGAATGAAGTGTCGGATGTCACGACTGGCAGGGCCGTTGGATTTTACGACTGCGCCATCGAACACTGCGTTGCGCGTATATGGTACGTTCATATCTTTACAGCGTGACCGCGCTGTACCTTCATCGACCTGCCATACGGCAAATGCTGCACGAACACCGTCAACGATTGCCGAGGTGCCGCGAATCAGATTACGCGCTTCCTCTGGCGTTGTGATTGGTTCTTTGTCTCTGATCTTTGCCATGTGATGGTTGACGATTACAGTTGCGCCAGTTTCGGTTGCGATTTGCGCCAACAGACCCATGAAAGCTGCACCCGCTGCGGGGTCAGCGTTCACATCTGCGTGAACAAATGATGCCATAGGATCAACAACGACCAGTGCGAGGTCTTCGATTTCGAGCATCTCCTCATAAATCTTTTCAAATTCTGGAGATGTTGCGTAGGTGTTGTCCACCTTCATCATAATCGGGAACACGCCGCCTTCGTTTGGTAGCGGCACAACGATAAGATCGTGCGCATAAGCCGAACGTTTGTTCAGGGGATCAAGTCTGCTGACCCGGCGATGTAGCTCGTCGCGATCATCTTCTGCTGAAAGAATGATAGCTGTGCCGTGATGCGCGACCAAACCACCGAAAGCATTCTGCATACCTTCGCCAGATGCGACCTTCATTGCGAGGTCTAGCGTCATCATACCTTTACCGCTGTCACCCGCTGCTGCAAACACGACTGGAACGCCGAGCGGAATGGTATCACCGATAAGAAACTGCTGCTCTGGTGCCCGACCTTCGAACTGCGCACTGGCAAGTAGGCTAGGATTCTTGAGCGATAGAGCCTTTTTTACCTTGTGGACTGGGGCGTTTAGGAACTTTGCGATGTCGAAACCTTCGTCAATTGCGTCCGCTGCGTCCCACTTTTTAGGTTTGCCCTTGGGTGGAACGAGCATCGTAATTGATTTGGCACCTGCGTTCTGGGCTAACTCTTGAATAATCTTTGCAAGTTTTGCACCCGCTTCGTCATTGTCAGGCCAGATGATTAGCTCTTTGCCCTGCAATGGAGAGAAGTCGAACTTGTCTTTCGTTTTTTGGGAGAGCATCCCTGCACCGCCAATGGTGCATGTTGCTGTGTATCCCATCTTTGTTAGTTCATCGGCGCACTTTTCACCTTCGACCCAAATGACGCGATCAGATTGCGCGATGTCAGGCAGGTTGTAGAGAGGGCGCGTTTCAGGCAGACGAGGGAACTGGCGGAACTCTTTCTTGGCATTGCCATCGCTATCCCGAACAATTTCCCCTGCTGGGGTGCGTTCAATGTATCTTCGCACTGTGACGAGGATTTCGCCATCTTCCGAGAGGTAGAGGTATTCGCCGTCGTGCGGTGTATTTACATCAATTACCCGGCGCTGCTTAACTTGTTCGGGTTGTACAGGATTTTGTACCGGGAGCTGCTGGGCGAGGCTGGGGTTGATTGGGTTCATGGGTGGAGCAGGACGATCTTGCTCCAGATAAGACGAGAAATGCTTTGCTACATCTGGAACTTTCCAGTTGTTTGCTCTCATTAAGATTTTTGTGATCCCACCGATACCTTCGCCCGTATTAAAGTCCATGCCACGCATGAAATTTGGACTCATAGGATCAATGTCGATCTTTAATGATTGACCTGCTTCGCCATCTAGTGAGCCTAGATAGAACTCATTTCTAATTACTTTACCGTTTGGAAATGCATTTTTTAACGCCTCGATCTGCACATAGGACGGAACTTTTTCCGAAATCTCTGCGACTAAATCTTTTCCGTTACTACCATATCCTGTGTTGCCAACTACCCTTAATGACATTATATTGTCCTCATACCCATAAAACACTTCTTGGTGGGGCTAGTTCTAGGACTGGCCCCTTCTTTTTATTCACCTTTCCAGCAAGTCTCCCGATACTCGCAGAACTTACAAAGAAAGAAGTCTTTGCTTTGTGCGACTCTTGGCAAGATGTCACCTGCCTTGGAAGCCGTCAAGATATTTACGGCCTTGTCGCTTGCCTTTTGAGCCAACTCCTGATCGTAAGGGACTAGCTCGTAATACACTTCGGATGTATTTTTATTCACCACAGTAAACAGCGCAGGGTTATCACTTAAATCCATGTATGTCTGGTAAAGTGCGATCTGCGTTGCATATGTGGGGTTTGCCTTCGCTACGCCATGCCGAACAAAAGCCTGAAACTTTTTATCGTTGGCGGATTTGTTTTCCCATAACGCTGGATATCCCATTTGCACAGGCCCAGCGCATATTACGCCGTCGATGTGACCTTTGATTTGATCGTCAGCAATGGAAAAGCCAAATTGTTCGCCTTGTTTATCTTCCGTTCGCAGGTCAAAGCCAGCGTCCCTGATCCATTTGGCTGCGTAATCTTCGATCTCGTGACCGAACTGAAAGATGCGTAACGTCTGTGCGCTGAACTCTGACCCTTCATCTTGTGGGTAGTTCATAAAGCGATACTGTATCTTGCGGCTGCATTCGTCACCGATACTAGATGCGCCAAGATACTTTCGACGTTCGCGCTTTTTTTCGTTGCGCAAGATTGCTTCGTCTACCGCTGCCTTGATTGCTTCAGCTACAGGATCAGAAGGGGATGCTTGTAGATGGGAAGCTGCCCGTTGACTTAAAGTACTTTTGTTCAAGTTCAGCAACGTGAATCTCCTGTGATAACTTTTCTGCTTCTTGTAGACCAAAGATCAAAACGTGTACTTGATCCTCTGATAAATCGGAAAACTTGGTATCCCAACCAAATTTTTCTAATATAAATGCCAACTCTTCTATTGGCTTTGGTAATGGTGGCATGCTCAATGCAATGTCTCCTCTCCTGCTCCGTCTATAATTAAGTCCATTATTTCGTTTAATTCTTCTCTAGGGACTTCTTTGTTTTTGTACTGCATCATCAAAACTGTTGATTCGTTTATGATGACATCGGCTGTCCCGAACAATACTTCGCCTTCCTCATTGTCTTGGAACTCTTCGTGAACGATTTCATTTACCGTGTCGGTAATTTCTTCGATGTCACGTAAGTCTTTGCAAAAGCACATATAATCGTATTCCTCGGTGTATAATTCTTGTTCGTCACTTCTCTTGGCTATTGATAGGACAAGTTCAAACCTTGGCATCGCCGATATCCTCTCCGTTGTTATGTCTTAACCATAACGCTAAATCGGCAAGAATATACTTAAATTCTGATGTGTGTATTTTAGCGACCAGTTCGCCATCATACCAAACTTTGAGTCCGTCATCATAAACAGCCCAACGTGTTCTTACGTCTTTCATAGATATTTCTCCACTGCATATTCGATTGTGCCTCGGTTCCACAAGAAACTGAGCATGCAAGCGGCTTTATACTTTGTCCATGAAAAGTCCATGAAACCCACTTCGATGCCCTGCTTTCGCAGATGCTCAATCTGTTTCTCTGTGGCTCTTTGATCAAGCCATCTCTTTGTTTTCTTTGCTGCGCCACTGTCTTCGATTTCGCGCAGGAAGTCATCGGCTGCTGCTGT